CACGGGCGCGGTCCTCAGGGGCGCGGACCTCACGGGCGCGAACCTCACGGGCGCGAACCTCAGGGGCGCGAACCTCACGGGCGCGGTCCTCACGAACGCGAACCTCACGGGCGCGGACCTCACGGGCGCGGTCCTCAGGGGCGCGGACCTCACGGGCGCGGTCCTCAGGGGCGCGGTCCTCACGAACGCGAACCTCACGGGCGCGGTCCTCAGGGGCGCGGACCTCACGGGCGCGAAGAATCTCCGCCTTCCAACCGGCGAAACGTGGGAAGAATATCTCACGGAAACCGTGCCAGCGCTGCTGACGGCCGGCGGGAAATCGCTGGAGAGCTTCGCGGAGCACTGGGACTGCCACACGTGGGACAACTGCCCGATGGCGCACGCCTTCGATGTGCAGCGACTCAACCAGGTGCCGCTCCTGCTGCGGCCACGCGCGGACCAGTTCATTCAGTTCTTCGACGCGAAGCAGATTCCGTGGCCGCTGCCGGTGAAGGCATGAGCGCGCAGTCCGATAAAGCGAAGATTGCCTACGATGTCGCGCATCAAGTGAAGAAATGGGAGCCGATGACAGCTCATTTCGTTCGCAAAGTTGATGAAGGCGTTATCGTGTTCTGTGGAAAAATCGCACCAGCTGACGCAGTGAAGGCCGAGCGATATTTACAACGTCTCATTAAGAAAGTTAGCTCATTCTAATGGCCGAAACCGAAAAGGCTGAAGCCATGCGTCTCCTGCGCGAGTGCCACGCGATGCTGCGGGCGATGAGCGCCCCGCACCCGACCAGCGCGCCAGCGGCGGATCTGGATGGTCCGCACGGCGACCCGACGATTCGCGCCAAATCCCCGCGCGATTGGACGGGCGATGAGATGCTCGGCCGGCGCTTCTCCGAGTGCCCGCCAGATTACCTCGACCTGCTCGCGGCGCGGTTTGAGTTCTTCAACACGAAGGAGACCGACGAGAAGAAGCGGTCGTATAACACGCGCGACGCGGCGCGGGCCCGCGGATGGGCGGCGCGGCTTCGGGCGGGATGGACGGCACCGAAGGCGGCGGGCGACTGGGCTCCGGAGGAACTTCCAAAGTGGTGAGCCGTGGCTGACGCCCCACGTGTCTCCTCCGCCATGACGCGCCCGTATCGCATTTGGGTGACGCCCATGCTGTTCAAGAAGAACGGCTTTCCGAGTATCGGCACATTCGGCGCAAGCGAGAACAACGTTGTGATCATGACGACCGAGACATGGAAGCGGCTCTGCGCGGATGTGCCGCAATTGCAGACGACGGAGTTTGAAGTTGGAGCGCAGCATGACTGAGCCACACGATCATCAGTTTCCCGGCGAGGAAACACCAGAAGGCGTTGAGATCCTGCTGCCGTGTTTGATCTGTGGATTCAAACCCGCTGACGCGATTGTGCAACTGTCGGCGCGGGTGGCGCAGTTAGAAGCCGACCTCGCGGCCATGACGTCGCTTGCGGAACATCGCCTGACGACGATCGATGAGTTCGACACCACAGTCAGCAATCTCAAGAGCGACTTAGAGGCTGAGCGGGCCGACCTCGCCCGCGTGACCGCCGAGCGGGATGAAGCGGCACCGTGCAGGAACGGTCATGTCTGGTCCAACGACCGTGGCGACGACTGGACGCCAGAGAACGGCACGCCGTGCGACTGCCGGAAGAAGCATTGGGGTCAGCGCGGACGCGAAGTGCGTGAACACGCGCCTGAGTTCGACAACCATCACAACGCGTTTACCTGTCCGTATTGTCGGGCCTCGCGCCCCTCGCAGGGAGAGCCGCCGCCGACAGAACGACAACAGGTTCGGAACGGTTCACGGGAACATCTGGCGTTGATGGTGGAGGGCTGGACCACTGTGGAAACAGAAGGCAACACCGCAATTCTCTCGCGCCCCTCCTCGACAGAACGTAGAGAGCAGTGAAAAAGACTTTTGCGCGCGTGGACGGGGAGTGACGATGCCGAGGACAGGATCTACCGCGTCCGACCACGAGTTGAACTTCCGCTACTACGTTGAAGCATTTAAGGCAATAGACGCCGCCAATAAATCGCGGTTATGGTGGCGGCGCTACTTCTTGTTGCTTCGCTTCGCTGGCGCGTGCCTATTGATTGGCGGTCTGATTGACGCCATTCGCCTCGTCTACGCCAATGGGTCAACGCAGACATTTCTTTCCGATGTTGTCGCCTTTGTCATCGGTAAATTCTTGTTCGAGCAGAACGACGCGAAAGTAAAGGGCGCCGACGCGGTAGATCCAGTCGCAGCGCATAGCGTAGAGCCGTCCACGCGCGACAAAACTTCGTCGTCTTCGGCGACAGACAAGGAGCCGACACCATGAAGCAGCAGCAATTAACCGATGAGGCGCGACGAGCGGTTGACAGACTCCGCGACTTCGCCAGAGAGCACGGCATGTCGCATCATCAGCGAGATCCACTCGTGATGGACATTCACCGTGCGCTCGATGCGTTCGACTCGGCAGCGCGTGCGGCCTCTCTCCCCCAGGCCGAGCCGCGGACCCCCGAGATTGAGATACTGCTGCGAAAGGAATGGTGGTTCAACCACGCCTGCGAAAAGCCGAACCTCTACGGCGACGACGGGGAGATGCAGTGCAACGTCTACCACGGCGTCGAAGGCTGCATGTCCTTCATCGACTTCAAGCGGATGCCGTTTGACGACCTTCACCGCGTCGTCGGCACACTCCGCATGATCAGGACCGCGAAAGCTGTTGAGCAGCACCTTCGGGCCGAGCCGCCGACCGACCTGCGGACGCTGATTGAGACGCTGAAACGATATTCAGCCGCAGAGATCGCGCATGGTTCTCGGCTGACTGGCTTGTCCGTCGAGCCGTTCTGGATTCGTGCGGACGAACTTGAGGCGGCGGTGCGCGGAGCCGCGAGGCCGCAGACGGATGTTGTGAAGGCTCTAGCCGATAGCGCCAGCGTTGGGTATCTCGTTGATGGCGAGGTGGATCGCGTCGGCGTGCTACACATGACGCTCAACGTGATCTTTCGCCGCGCCGGAGTCATCATGCCCGCGTGCGATGGCCCTGACTGCAAAGTCTGCCCGCAACTTGTGGGGGTGGCCGCGCTCCCGTCCTCCCCGACGACAAAAGGTGAGAAGTGACTACAAACGAAGACATCAAGGCGAATATCGACCGATGGACCATCCTGCGCGTGCCTGCCGGATCGAACCTGCACGGGCTGCATCTTCCCGGCAAGGATGACCGCGACGAAACAGGCGTGTGTATCGAGCCTATGGATGCTGCGGTTGGCTTCTCGGAGTTCGAGCAATACATCTATCGCACGGCAACAGAGCGCACGGGCAAGAACGACGCGCCATCGCAACCCGGCGATCTGGACCTGACGATCTACGGACTGCGGAAGTTTCTCCGGCTGGCGATGCAGGGCAACCCGCAACTGATTCAGATGTTGTTCGTGCCGCCGGAGTTGAGCGTGTCGCGCACGTCGCTCGGCAGCGATCTGCAACGGCTCGCCCCGCTGATCATCAGTCGGCAGGCAGGGAAGCGATACCTTGGCTATCTCGAAGCGCAGCGTCAGCGTCTTCTCGGTGAACGCGGTCAGAAGAAAGTCAATCGTCCCGAGCTCGAAGAACGGCACGGCTTCGACACGAAGTATGCGATGCACATCCTGCGGCTCGGCTTTCAGGGTGTCGAGTTAATGAGCACGGGCAAGTTGACGCTGCCGATGCCCGAGAAGGATCGCGCCTTCGTCTACGCCACCCGATTGGGCGAAGTGCCGATTCAAGATGCGCTCACGAAAGCTGGAGAATTGGAACGGCAGATCAAGGACATGCTGCACGACGCGCCTATTCCAGAAGAACCGGCCCGCGAAGAAATCGAAGCATGGATGATCGATCGCTACTTCGAGATGTGGAAGTCGCAGCGCGTGCAACTTGAGCTTCACGATCCATCGCGGTCTATCGTTCTTGCCGGGGACACGGGGAAGGCGCAGCCGTAGAGGGCTACTTCACTGCCAGTGCCGCACTGATACTCTGCGCCTGCTCCGGCTTCAACAGCCCGAGCTGCGCCGCCTGCGCGATGACCTGCGCGATGGCGTCAGAATCCAGGTCCACCGAAGTATCCGCCTTGAATAACTCGCGCCCGTAGACCAGTACGGGATCGTCGGACTTAAACCACGCCGCCACGAGTTCAGGCCCGAGCAACGTCAGGAGCGCCGTCTTGCTCACGCGCTTCACTGGCACGGCTTCCACCGTGAACGTATCCTTCACTTCGTCGTAGCGCAGGCGCGTTTTCCCCGTCGTGTCCAGCCGCGCGTCCTTCCGAGCCGTGACATTCACGAACACCTGCCGGCGCAGCGGCAGCGCGCAATCCGCATGGGCGGCGGTGAATACCGCCGTGGCTTCCTCGCGGATCGTCGGCCCTTCAACCGTCACCGTGCGCCCGTCCTGGTAAACGTGATGGCAGATCACGCCCACGCCGTCACAGTCGCAGAACAGCACCGCGACCGGCGGCACGTCCGCGCCCGTCGAGAACGGATGATCCGGCGCGGGCTGGTGGAACGCAATCCCGTCGTGGCCGATTTCCAGAAACCGCATCAGGTCAACTCCATCGCTTGATAGCCGCTCGTTGAGTTTGCGCCGCCGTTCGACGTGCCCGTAATCGTCGTCGCATTGGTCTGGACGATCCGCGCCACGTCCGTGATGTTCGTATTTGCGCCCACGGTGGTATTTCCGAGGAAATCCAACTCCGTGAACGTGAGGTTCACGCTCGTGATGGTCGCCGTGCCCGCGCCCGTCACGGTGCCGCGCTGCACTGACCGCAGCACGCCGGGATAATAGGCCGTGACCTCATACGACGACGTGCTGTCAACCCCCGCGGCGCCGCTCAGCGTGGCCGTCACGGTTGTCGCGTTCGTGAACGAGACCCGTGTCATCATCGCGGACTCGAGCACGCCGCCGCCGCTCAGGGAATAGCCGAGCGAGCGCAGACGGCTGTTGGCCGTATCCACGCTGGCGATCGTCGCGGTATTCGAGGTCGCGCCCGTGGCGACGAGAATCGTGCCGCGCTGCACGGCTCGCACTGTCCGCAGCGCGAACTGTTGCGAGAGGAGCGCGGTCTGGAGGCGCCCCGAGAGCGGTCGCGCGTAGTGCGGGCGCAGACTCACACGGTGACCCGCATCGCGTAGCCGCCGACCGTGATCACGTTCGCCGTCGCGCAAAACGCCCGCACGTTGACACCAGACGCGCCATCTCCCGCGAGGAGATCGCCGTCGACCACGATCATCAGGCCCGACTTCGGCGGCACCGTCACCGTGATGAGGTCGTCCGGCGACGTCGTGCCGCCGAACTCGATGACGAGATCGCGGTTCACGGTATCGCTGTTCATCGCCGTGAGAAAGATCCGGTCGTATTGCACCGTGACCGGACCGACGCCCGTCGTGTGGAGCAGCGTGCCAGGCGTCGCCGTCGCGGCGACCTTGATGCGGCGCCCCTGCGTTGACCCGGAGAGCTTGACTTGTGTCGTGGCGTTGGCCATATCGCTCCTGCCCTACCCGACGAGGGCCTCAATCTGAATCAAATCGAACCCGCCGCCACCGCCTGAACCTCCGCCACCGCCGACCGTGACATTATCGACGGGGTAGTCCGGCAGCGCCGCGCCGGAGGAGTCGCGGAACGTGATCTTGTAGGTCAACGATACGTCGAGAAACATCGCGGGGAACCGGCCCGTGCTGTCGGCCGTGACGACACCCGCCGTGCTGATGACCGCCCCGCTGCTGTCGTAGATCGTCGAGGCCGTCGAAGTGCCCGCCAGTTGCACGAGCACGCTGCCGGAGGGCACGAGCTCGCCGGAGGCGTCCAGCGGCGTCTGAATCGGCTGATAGAGCAGGCCCAGCGTCGGCATCTAGTTCCCCCACCGTCCGGTCGCGTTCCGAGCGGCGACGCGGGCGGAGACCGTGGCATCCGACGGTGTGCCGAGTTTCGCGGCGAGCGCCGTGGCGGCCTTCGGGTCGAGCCCAGGCCGCTGCTCGAGCACGCGCAGGACGGCTTCTTCGGCGGTCTTGCCGAATTTCATCATGGACGCCGCGTTGTTGACTTCGGCAGGACCTGGCGTGACCTTGAGCTGCTTGAACAGCCCGCGCACGTCGTTCATCGCCTGTCCGTGGTTGAACGCGGCGGACGGTGCCGCCGCAGCCGTGGCGGCTGGCGGCGCGACCGGCACAGGACCGCTGCTGGCGGCTGGTACGGCAACCTCTGCGGCGGCAGGGCTGGCGGCTCCGGCGGTCGTCGCGGCCTCACCAGCGGCCGCAGGGGCGGCGTTGCCGGTCTTGTAGCCAGATACCGCGATCGCCGTGGCCATCGCCAACGACGGCGGGATACCGAGGTGCTCCAGCGCGGAACGCGTGATCTCGTATTTCACGAGCGGATGCGCCTGCCCGAGCGCGGATTTCATCGTCGCGCCGATACGCTTGCCGACCGTGAGCCCCGCCTGCGTGGCGGTCTTCATGACCGGCAGCGCCATCGCGGCGACCATCTCCGGCGGCATGCCGAGCACTTGGTTGTCCACGCGGCCGTGCTCGCCCTGCGGATGCTGCGTTTTCTGGTAGTCGAAGAACGCCTGATGTTCCTGCGGCGTCATCTTGACGGCGAGCGTGTGCGCCTGCGCCTGTGAGGCCGGATCGTCCGACATCTGAAGCGCGTGCAGCGCGGCGTAGTCCTCGGTCGTGAGCGGCGGATGATCGGCCATCAGCGTGCCGCCAATCCTTGCAGGCCTGGGGTGAGCTTGGGTTGGGGCGGAGGTTCGGCGGGCTTCACCGCGCTCGTCCCTTCCATGTAGGTGCCGCGCGTCAGCGCCTTCCGGCGATAGCCGATGAGCGCGTCGATCTCGCCCAGCGCGGCCGCGAGGGCCGGCACGCTGTCGGAGGCGCTAATCAATTCGATCGCCTGCTTCAGCTTCGCATCGGACGTAGCACTCCCTGACCCGCCGCCGCTGAGAATCTTCGCCACCTCGTCACCGACGAGCAACGCATCCGTCTTCAGCTTCTTCAGGTCCACGCTATTGAACTGGTTCGCCGCCGCGTTCTGGAGCGCGTTCCACGACCGGAAACTGCCGCGCCCGAGTTTGTTCGCGGCATCCAAGAGCCGCGGCATCGACTCCTGCACGCTGTCCATGTAGCGCACGGTGTTCTGGAAGCCGGGGGACTTCACGAGGTTGTAGTTGGACGAGGCTTCCTCGAAATTGAAATCCGGCTGCAGCTTCTTCGCCTCGGACGTCACAGCCAGCTTAAACGCGAGGCCTTCCTTCCCGCGCGTCGAGAACAGCGACGCGAGTTGCTCCGGTGCGATGCGATGCGCGACGAGATCCTCAGCCACGGAGGCCGCCTGCGCGGGCGTGGGCATCGCGTCCAGTTGCGCCTTCGCCATCAGTTCCGCGAGATTCTTCTGAGCGAGGGCGGCCGCGCGGAGCGCGGGATCAGCTTTCGACTCCGCGTATTTCCCGAGCGCGCCGACCTGCTGCTCCGGCGTGAGCGAGACCCAGTCGGTTTTTCCGAGCGTCTTCGGATACGACTGCTTGAACGTCTGGAACTCGTCGAGCGCCTTCTGGCCGCCCGTGAACAACACGGCGTGCGACACCGGATCGATGACCGTGGACCCTTCCGGCACGACGAGCGGCTTGACGCCGCCCTCGGCGATGACTTCGTGCGTGGCCGGGATGATGACCTTCTCGTTTTCACCGACCTTGACGGGCTTGCGCAATTCTTCCTGCTGTTTCAGCCACGCGGGCGAGTGCTGGAGAAACGTCTCGCGCACGGATTTCCAGCCATCCGGCCCTGCCTGCTGCGCCTGGTCGAGCACGCCGTTGGCGGTCGTCTCGTCCAGTTGCCCATGCGCGGCGAGATAGCCGACGGACGCGAGGAATTTCTCCGGCGTGTCGGCGTGAAACGCGGCGTCGCCTACCGTGGCGAGCGTATGCGCCTGCAAGTCCTGCACGGCTTTCGCCGCATCGCGCTTCATCTTGTCGAGCGTGGACAGGCTCTCCGCGTTCTTGACCGCCGTCGAGGTGTAGGCTTCGGCGTAGTCGGGAAATCCCGCCTGTCCGAGTCGCTTCGCAATCGTCGCGTGATCGGGCGCGCCATCCGATCCGACCGGAGTCGTCTTAAGAATCCCCGTCAACGCCTCACGCGCCTGCGCTTGCCGACGCAACTCCAGCCGCTTCGGGTCGGTGGCGACCGCAATCGTCTGCTGCGCCGTCTGCCCGATGTCACGCAGCGCCCCGCCGTAGACCGCGCCGAGCGCTTCGGTGGAGCGCGCACGATCTGCGCCCTGCTGCTGAATCAGCCCCGCGATGGTGCGTGCGATTTCGCCCGTGCTCATGCGGCGGCCGACGCCGCGCCCGTGCGCGACAGGTCCATGAGGCGGTTCCAGTAATCGGTCTGCGCCGTCTGGTTCGCGTTGAAGTTCGTCGTGTAGGCGTCCTTCGTGTTGCCGATGGTCGTCTGCGCGGCGGTCTTGTTCTTCGTGTCGGCGGCGTCGGCCGCCGCGGCGTTGCCGGTGAACACGTTGTATTTCGCGCCGTAGGTCGCGAGCGCGTTCTGAAACGTCTGATTCGCGCGACCGAAGACGTTGTTCGTCTGCGATCCCGCGTAGTCCTGCACGTCGCGCCCGAGCGCGGCGGTCGTCTGCGCGTTGAGGACGGTGCCCTTCGCGGCGGCGGAGTTCTGCTGCGCGCGGATGGCGCGCTGCTCACCGTATTGCACGAAGGGATCGTTCGCGACGTCTGACACCGTGATGCCCTTAAACTCCGGCGCGGCCTCGGTGAACTGCGGCGCGACATACTGCTGGCGGAGAATCGAGGATGCGGCGGCATCCGGCGCATACGTCGCAGGCGCGGCGCCGAACGCCGTGCCGCTGGCGGGCGTGCCGTTCACGTTCCCGAACTGCACGAGGTTGCCGTAGCCGTTCGGCGCGGCGACGTTCGCGTCGATTTCCTGCTGGAAGTTCGGCGTGCCGTTCACGTAGGCGGCGAGTTCCGCGTCGGTTGGCGGGCGGCCAACTTTCTGCGTGAAATAGGCCGTGACCGCCGCCGGATCGTTGCCCCCCTGTGGGAGACTCTGTTGGCCGCCGGTCAGTTCGCCCCAGAAGTCGCCCATCAGACCATCGCTCCCGCGTAAGTGCGCGACGGCGGCACATCCGCGACGGGTTGTGGAGCGGCCCCGACGATCTGCGCGCCCTTCGCCTGCGCCTGCGCGATGATCGGGTCGCCTTCCGCGAACTGTTTCGTCGTGCCATCCGGCGCGCGCAGCGTGATGAGTTTGCCCGTGCTCGGGCCGGTCGGCGTCTGGAATTGCGCGGGCGGCCGCAGCGCGGCGAGATACGGCGACGCGCCGAGGAGTTTCGAGGCCGCCTGCGTCGCCGTGCTGCCGGCGTCCACGTAGGGCTTGAGGCGACCGCTCACGTCGGCATACTGCTGCTTCGTGAAGTCCAGCGCCTGCTGCGTCGACTGCGCCTGCTGCGCCGAGGCTTCCTTGATGGCGTCGGCTTGCTTCTTCGCGCCGAGGTAGTTGAAGACGCCCCCGATGCCGCCGCCGATCAGATCTATGGGGCTAACGGGCACAAGCTACCTCCGTCGTAAACAAGCCCTTCACGCGCAGCCGCGGCGCGCGGATCGCCCACGCGTGCAAGCGCGGTGTCGTCGGATACACCGACGCGCGCCGCGCGCCGAGCGTGCCGAGGACGCGACGAATCCGCCGCCAGAGCCGCAGCGCGACGCGTCCCGTGCGGAACGCCGGATGCACCCAGACGCCATCGATATGCGCGTGGCGGTCAGGCGTCTGAAACACGACGGCGACCCCGACGATCTGCGAGCCGAGTTCTTCCACGAGCACCGATCCGCGTTCTGCATCGGTGGCCCGCACGGCGCACGCACCCGTCTCACGTAAGCGCGGCCATTCCTCCGGCGGCAACACGCGCGAGACTAGGCCGACGCCGTGATCAACCATGTGGCCCCAGTATAAACCATGAGTTTGCTGTTCCAGCGCGCCGCGAGCCCTTGCGTCGCTGCGCCGTCGATGGTCGCGCCGTTGCCGTCGATGGTCACGGCGTTGCCGGAGGCGTCGGTTTTCTTCACAATCACGCTGCTGCCAGACGTGGGCGACGCGGGCAGCTTCACGGTCGTCGCGCCGAGCGTGGCGTCCACGGCCACGAGCTCGCCCGCCTCCGCGATATAGCCAGAGTCCGCAAACGTGAGCGCCACGGGCATCCAGACGACGTGATGCTGCGGGAAGGCGGTCAGGAAGTTCTTGAGCTGCACGAAGAACCGCTGCCACACGTCCGCGAAGAACCCCGGCCGATGGTCATCGAGGAACGTATACGCGAGCGGAGGGTCCGGCGTGAGCGGGTTTGGGGCGGCCATGCTAAGATGCCTCCGCTGTCACGGCTGCGGCTCGTTGCGGGAGGCATACCCGCGCAAAGGCGAGCGACGCATCATGCCGGTTCGGCTGTGTGGTCCCGAGCAGGGCAGCAATCGGGATGCTCCGCATCAATACTGCCCCGTCCCCGCCTGCGCCCGCAGATACAGCCCCGGCCCGAACGCGCGCTTCACGGGGTCGCTGCCGCTGATCCGCGCGACGAGCTTGTTCGCCATCGCCTGCCCGCACCGCGTCCACACGGCGCGGTCGTTGTAATCCGACTGGGCGCCGTAGGTCGTGTCGATCGGCGGTCCGAAGGTGCGCGCGCCGTCATCGGAGAGCGTCAGCCACATCGTCGGGTCGCTGCCCTGACCGGACGGCAATCCGACGCCTGCTTCGACGCCGAGTTCGATCTGGTCCATGACGAGGATCTGGTTCTCCGCGCTGAGATACGGCGCGGTGCGCTCCCATGGCAGCGGCTCGTCGTTCTCCGTGTAGGTGTCGAGGTCGAGCGCGTAGAGGTTCCCCGTCTGGTAGTCGCCGCAGAGCAGCACGCCGTCGGCGTTACAGAGGCCGCGCGCGCGCCAGCGCGTCTTCGTCGCCGAGGCGCCGATCCACGAGAAGCGCCGATGCCATGCGCTCTCTGTGTCGTCGTAACACCACGTCCAACCGTGCGCCGTGAGGTTCGGCACGGTCAGCGCGCACATCGTGTGCCCCTGCTGCTCGTAGGCCAGCATCTCGGCCGTGAGGAGCGTGTCCGCTTGGGCGAGCGAGTAATCGATCGCGGGCGTCGAGACTTTCTGCGGATTCGGCGTCGTCGCCTTCACGACGCGCGCATGGCCTTGATTGTCCTGCGACAGCCACATCACCGTCTCGCCCACGACCGTAATCGCCCACGGCGAGGTCGCGCCTTCCTGCATGACAGTCGAGGGATACGGCTGGAAGGGGTTATCCGTGTCGCCCGTGTCGTAGTAGACGACGCTCGTTTGCGTCTGGAACACCCAGAGCCGATCCGCGAGGACTTCAATGCCGACGACGTTCGTCGACTGCAGCGACACGGCGAAGAAATCGAGCGCGTTCCACGACGTGCCGTCCTCGAGCGCCGAAAACCAGACGCGCAACGTGTTCTTCTCCGTGAGGAGAAAATAGCCGTCCATGTAGCGCACGACTTGCGGCACGTTCGTCAGCGGCAGCGCGATCGTCGCGCTCAGGACCATCGTGAGGAGATTCAGAATCTTCAGTTCGCCTCCGGTCACGATCGCGAGCTGCTGGCCGCCCTGCCCGTTGCTCGCCATTGAGACGGGCGAGAGGTCGTTGGCGACCGTCCCGACGCGATACAGCGCCGGCACGCTCAGATCGACGCGATAGACGCCCGCGCCGATGACGGCAATCGTTAGGCCGTCCTGCGAGAACGTGCCGCGGCAGACGATTTCGCCGTCGGGCGTGCTGATGATCTTGCGCAACCCAGGCGTGCCGAGCAGCATCTGCCGCTTCGCGTTCTTGGTTTCCTCGATGGTTTCGAGAAACAGGTTCTCGCACGTCTCCGCCGCCATGACAGGCGAGTGCGCGAGATACGCGGGGCCGATGAAGTTGGGCCAGAGGGCCATTTAGTTCGTGATGTAGCTGCCGGTGATGCGAATCTGATCCGTGCCGCTAAAATTCGTATTGTCGAGCGCGGCCACGGAACCAGTCGCCACCATAAAGAGCTGCAACGTGGTCGCATTCGGGAGGACGAGTCCGATAGGAAGCTGCGTGACCGTCACGGCCATCCCATTCGGATAGACCGCAAACGTCGGCGCGACGTTTGCCACATTTGCCGCAGCGACAGGCAAGCCGGTAATCGTGGCCGCGCCAGTCGAAGAGCCCTTCGAGGAGAGCACGATGTTGATGGTGAACGTCACGACGTTACCGTTGACCACATACCGCCCGACTTGCAGTGTGTAGGTGATGCCGGTCGTGCCGCCCCCGAACGCGACGGCGGGGGTAAACGACGTGCCGTTGCCAAGGGCCGAGGCCGCACAGGTCGGATCAACGCTCGCGCTGCTCCATGTCAGGACGCAGTTGGTGCCGCCGGGAATCGCTGTCGGCGCGCTCGTGCCGTTCCCGACGTAGACGTTATGGGCCGCGAGGGTCGCCAGCCCCCAGCCTCCTTGCGTGACCGGCAACGCCGAGGCCAGATGCGTTGCCGTGACCTGGTAGGAGGTATTGATATCGACGCCAGTTGACGCGATGGACGTGTCCTTATAGGCGCTTGTGACCGTCGTGCACGTGGGGACGCCACTCGTCGAGACGGCCGTGACGACTTGATTCGTGCAGGTGCCACCTGTGACGCCGCCCCCGTTGCCAGCTCCGCCGCCGCGCGCCGACCAGCCGCGCGTCACCGTGACCGTGGCCGTGCCGCTCGAGCGCGTCGTGAAATCCACGCAGACCGACAGGAACCCCGGATTGCTCAGGCCGAAGTTGCCGTTCGCCGTCGTGGTCGTGACGGGCGTGGTGCCGGAGGCGAGGTTCGTGACCTGCACGGCCACCCACGTCGATCCGTCCGTCGTGCCGTAGAACGTCAGCGTGCCGGACCATGTGCCGGTGATGCCGAAACTGACACTCGCCGCGTTGCCGACGTTCACCGCGATGAACGCGTTCGTCGTGCTGCACGCCGATGAGGATTGCGCACTGAGGGTGGTCGGTTGGCCGATGACCTGCGCGCGCGCCGTCGCCGTGAGGCTAAGCGCGAGGAGCAGAGCGTAGAGCACACGTCGCATGAAAACTCCTATTTGATTTGTCCCGTAGGCCAGAAGAAATCCGGCCGGTGATGCTGCCCGCCCGGCATCCCGCCATCGCGCGTGACGAGCGTCGGGACCATGATGTTGTTGCCGAAGAACTGCGCCCGCGCTTCGCGCGCGAGCTTCTCGACCTGGGGCGGCACCGCGCGCCCGAAGCTGCTGCACAGCGCCTCGACGAGCGTCAGCCGGAACGCGCGCTGGCCGCCTGGCGGCAGGTCGATCGTGTCGTTCTCCGTGACCTGCGCGTAAAGCGTGCGCGAGACGAGGACGATGTCATACGCCGTCGTCGGCGCCGGGAACATGAACAGCTTCCCGTTGGGCCAGTCCGGCTGGTAGTAGATGTCGGTGACGATGCTGCTCGTGATCGTATTCGCGTAGTTCTGATTCGCCGTCGAGTTCGCCAGCCACCACTGGTAGTCGCGGATGTTAATAGGATTCTTGACGGCCGGCGTGACGTTGGTGATGAGGAGCGATGCGCCATCGAGCGACACGGGCCGCACGGCGAGCGTGAAATTCGCCCCCGTCGGCCCGATGGTGTGCGGCTGGGTGCCGGGGATCAGCGTGAACGTGCTGAAGACCTGCGCCCAGACCGTCTCCCGCTTCGCGTTCCAGAAATCGCGGAGCTCGTTGAGAATCGAGAGACACCACACGCCGTCGCGCGCCGTGGGGCTCCGCCCCGGCAGGAGCACGTTGAGCTCGTTCAACGCCCCAGAGATGTAATCCGCGACGGAAATGGCGGCCATCGGCTACCGGCGCTTCCCCTTCGGCGCACCGCTGTCATCGGTCGCGTCGGCGTCGGCCTCCGGCAGCGCCTCGTCTTCCGGCAGCGTCTCGTTCTGCGTGCGGTGCGGCTTGCCGTGCGTCGCGGCGCTCTCGGCCTCGAGCGGCGTCTTGAACCAGCCCGCCTTCAGCCACTGCGCCTGCTCCTTCTCGTTCTCCACGCGCTTGTGCGCGAACGTGCCCTGCGCGCCGTCCACGCCCGGCGTGAACTTGTGCACCATCGCGGGCCACGCCACGTAGACGCGGTTCGCCTGCACGACCTTGTTGATATCCGTGTCCGGCTCTTTCGGGGTCACTGTCGCCATTGGTCAGTCTCCTCAGATAGCTAATTTAAATGGTATACTTAAGCTATGGCAGCCCCGCCGAACAAGCTGAACTGCATCGGTATGCGCTTTGGACGTCTCGTTGTATTGAGCGATGCGCCAAGGCACACAAGTAATCATAACCGCAGAGTTAATTGTCGATGCGATTGCGGCGCTGAGAAATCTGTATATCTCGGGGCTCTTCGATCTGGCCAGACCGTTTCGTGTGGGTGTTTTCACATGGAACGATTGATCGCTGATAACACCACGCACGGACATGCAAGAAGCAGCGAATACAGAAGTTATAACGCAGCTAAGACTCGCTGTTCTAATCCTCGGCAGCCCGGATGGAAAAACTACGGAGGCCGCGGTATTTCGATGTGCCAGCGTTGGCAAGATTCTTTCCAGAATTTCTTGGACGACATGGGACCGAAGCCCAATCCATCGTATTCCATTGACCGCATCGACAATGACGGACCTTACGATCCGTCGAATTGCCGATGGGCGTCGAGAAGTCAGCAGGCTAAAAATCAACGCCGCCGTCCTCGGAAAAAGTCACCCACTTAGCTACGCCAAGACTCAAAAAAACAGTGGGCAACATCAAGTGGTGGAAATGCGGGGCTTCGCTGAGCGGCACGAGCAGCCGCGGCAGCCACGCGAGCAGCACGCCGCCGACGACCAGCGCCGTCCAACGCGGCGCGCGCGCCAGTCCGATCCCGACGAGCGACGACAGGAGCACGAGCGGTCCCCACGACGTTGTCTCCGGGTCGATGCTCAGCCGCCACGGCGGTGTCAGCAGCAGCCCCGCGAGGTCGCGCAGGCCCGTCAGGACCGGCGGTGCGGTCAACGTCCCGACGTGCGCGGCGAGGCCCACGAGGACACCGCCGAGCGCCGTCAGGCACCAGACGAGCAGCCAGCCGAGCGGCCACGGTTCGTCGATCCACCACGCCCACGCGGGCAGGAGGAGCCATGCGGCGACGCCGGATTCCTTCGCGGCGACCGCGGCCACGGCCGCGAGCCACGCCCAGCCGAACCGGCCGCGCTCGATTGCCAGCGCGCCCCAGAGCACGGCGAGCGTCATGAGAACATCCGCCCGCGCCGCGGCGTAGGCGACCGCCTCGACCTGCCACGGGGCGAGGAGAAACAGCGCCGCCGCGAGCACCGCGCCCCGCGGCGCGATCACGGTCAGCCCGAGCGCGTAGACCAGCGCGCCGGCGGCGAGGTGCAGCGCCAGCGACGCGGCATGCTGCCGGACTGGCGAGAAGCCCACGCTCCGGTCCACGAGGCGCGTCAGCGCGCGCGCGGGACGGACGGCGGCGTCATGGAGCTCGATGCGCCAGCCCTGCCACGCGCGATAGGTCGTGTTGAGGTCGTTCAGGTCTTCGTAGACGAACGCCGCGGAGCGCACATGCGGCGCGTAGAGGCACGCCGTCACAGCGAGGCACACCACGAGGCCCACGGCGGGACCGTGCAGAGATCGGAAGAGGGGGACGTGGCGAGTATCCATCGGAGATGCTGTCGGACCAACGACGTAACGATCGCCGCGTCGGCCGGATGCCGCAGCGCCCGCGAGAGCGCCTCGATATCCCACGCGATCGCGGTGTCCACGTCGCCCTCCACGAGCGCGACGCGGGCACGGTTAACGGCGGCGCGCGGCGTGTCGGTCACGCGCACGGCCGCCTTCCAGAGAGTGCGGTCGGACGACCACATCGGCAGCGTCTGCGTGGTCGCCCACACACACGCACCGACGAGGATCAGCCCGACCGCCGATCGCATCAGTTCAGGTTCTTCAACAGCGAGTTGTAAGTCCCGAGCTGGTTGTTCGTCCACGTCCACTGCGCCGACGTGTTCGGCGCCGCGGTGCCGAACGCGCGACAGAGATACACGTTGCCGGTCAGGATGTCGATGAGCGGCAGATACGCGTAGTCCGTCACCGTGCAGCGCCCGAACAGCTTCCGGCCAAGGCCATCGGTGGCCCCGACCTGGAACATCGTCACCGGCCCCCAAAAAATCACCGAGGACGCGGCGTGCAGTTCCGGCGGCGTGGACGCGACGCAGCGCGAGGCGACGACGGTCGTGGACGACGGCACGCTGTTCACGTTGAACAGCTCCGAGTCCATGTAGAACTGCATACCCGCCGCCCAGCCGGACGTAGATCCGACCGTCAGCGTGCGGTTGGTGCAGTTCCGATCAGTGATCGCGGTCGTCAGCGTCGTGGTCGTGTTGTAGGTCTGCGCTGAGGCAGACCCCGTGAGGGCCATCAGGACGGCGATGGCGATGAGCGAGCGCATCAGTGTGTTCATGGTCATCTCCTTCCTACGCGCACAGGACGCGCACGCTGGAGTTCTCGGCGTAGCCGACGCCGAACCCCATGAGCACGTCGAAGCGGTTGGTCATGCGTGAGAGGTTCTGGTCCCACGCGCGGACGAAGCGGACGGCGATGCCGGTTTCCGGATCGCGCGTCTGCGAGCTGAGTTCGACGGCCTTCGGCATCTCGAGCTTGACGCCGACCATCATGAACGCGTCGCGCTGCAGGGCGAGTCCCTGAATGCCCGACTTCGGCCCCGTGGAGGGCGTGGTCGTGCCCGCGAAGAGCGTCACGAGCGAGGTCGTCACTGGCAGGGCATCGACGTTCTGATACTGGCTGCCCGGTCCGAAGATCGCCGGGTAGATCGGCACCGTGACCGTCGAGGCGGTCGCCGTCACGTTGTCCGTGATCGTGAACTGCTTCGTGGTCGCCGTGGTCGTGCGTCGGCGCGTGACCGGGTTGACCGCGTAGACCGACGCGATGCTGATCACGTCGCCCTTATTGAACGTGTCGCCAGAGGTGCAGTTCAGGAGCAGCGTAGATCCGGACTGGCCGGAGCCGCTGATCGTGACCGAGCTCGGCGTCTGCCACACGCCCGCCGTGTGCGAGTAGAGCGACATCGACTCATACCAATCGAAGCCGCTGTTCGTGCCGATGGACCCCTCGCGATACTGCCGCGAAATGTCCGACGCCGGGTTGAAATACTGAATCGCGGCGTTGACGAGCGACGTGTTCACCGAGGGCGGGATGATCATGCCCTTCGGACCGCCGCGCATCCAGCCGGCGAGCTCCACCATCCGCTGCCGCGCCTGGTTGATGGTCTGGAACGACGTCGGGTCCGTGCCGAGCACGCCGACGATGTTCGGGGTGTTCTGGTAGGCGAACAGCGCGAAGCGGGAGTCGATCTCCTGCGCGAGCTGCACCATCGCCGGTTCCAGATACTGCGCCCGCACGCGCTCGCGGCCGCGTTCCATTTTCAGCGCGGCCTCGGCGGAATCCCAGCCGAAGTCGATGCCGAAAATCTGATCGCAGCTGATCGTCGTGTAGATGCGGTTGATCGGCTGTTCCTGATACTGGAGGCCGTCGCGCACGGTCCAGCGCTGCGGCAGCGGCACGCGGATGGTCTGCCCGACCGCGAACTCCTGCTCGTAGTCCTCGTTGTGGTCCATGTTGGCGAACTGACCGCAGACGAGTTTGTTCTTCAGGATGCGGAGGCCTTCCATCGTCAGCCAGTCGACGTATTGGAAGGAGTTGGTCGCCAGCGCGACGCCAGAGGCGTGCGCTGTGTGCCACACCGCCAGCGCGACGAGCGCGAAGACGGCGAGCGAGACGGCTTTGGTCCAGAGCGGGCGAGCCGGGTCGAGAATGGACCCCTTCAGGCCACGCTGCAGACGCTGCAGAGCGGGTGTCGTCATGGTTACTTTCGGAGGCTGGCGGTCTCGCGGGCGTTCATAATCCGCGTGTAGCCAGCAAAGTCGCCGCGTGCGAGGGCCGCGTCGGCATCATCCGCACCGGCCGAGGTGCGCGTGTCGAGTCGCGGCGCCGGAGGCGGCGCATCGGTTGTGGTTTTGACAGGCGGCACGGCATCCTTTAGGGACACGCCGAGCAGCACCATCGCTTCGATCTGCTGGAGCGGCGAGAGCGCCGTAATGCGGGCGACCTCGTCGGGATGGTCGTAGAGGTGATACAGCGTCTTCGGCCCCATCTCCGACTCGAGAATCCAGAGGTCGGCCGCGCTGCCTGCGGGAATCGCGATCGGCTGGCTGAACTTCTCGACGGCATCGGGATGATCGGCTTTGACGGCCTCGACCTTGCGCGTCCACTCGGTTTGGATGCGCTGGGTTTCCGACTGCGCGTGCGCCTTCGCTGACTGCTCGGCCGACTGCTTATCGCGGTCGGCCAGCAACGCGCTGGCTTTCCACCCGGCGAGGTCTTCGACGTATTGCGGGTCGGAGGTGCCGAGCGGATATTTCGTGTAGTCGGTGCCGTCAGGCTTGGGGCCGATCTCCACGGCTGCAGGTGGCGGGGCTGCTTGGGTCGCCGGGGGCCGTGGGGCGGTTTCGGCGCGGAGTTCGGCGCGCTTTTTCAGGAGCCCGTCGATTTCCGCTTGGAGTTCCGCTTTGCGCGTCTCTGCGCCTTTCCCTTTGGCCGGTTCCGAGGCGGCCGGTGGTGTCGCGTCCGTTGACGCGGCCTGCGCGGCAGGCTCGGCGGGGGACGAGTCCGCAGCGAACGTCGGCTTGATCGCGTCGGGCATCTCGCCGGTCGCCTCATACGAGGCGCGGTCAGCGGCGCTCATCGAACGCAAGATATCGGTCGGGGACGTGAGGACCGGCGCAGCGGCCACAGGGGGCGCGGCAACGGCTGGAGGAGTCGCAACGGGCGGAGCAGCGGCGTCGGCCATCGAGGTCTCGCAGCGCGTCCGTCCACGCGTCGTCGGTTTGATGCAACGGCCAACGAAAAACGCCCGGCAGGTGTTCAGGGCTGAGACTGAACAAATGCGCGGGCGTCTTCCGCGGCCGTCTTTGTCCTACACACAGGCGGTGACGAGCCGCCGTTCGGTAATGAGCCTAGTGTGTTGGAAAAATGTGTCTACTACATCTGGTGGTCGGTAGTGTCGCGCATCGGCGCGGCGGTGTCAACTGGCGCGACCTCCAAGCGCGGAAGTTGCGCCAGGAAGGTCTCCGCCAGCGTTCGAATCAGCGTCTCGGCTTGCGCTGGCGTGAGATGGCGATACAGCGCAGGATCGCACGTCAGCCGATGCCGGTCGTCGGCCTCGTCGCGGAGCGCGATATGGAACTGCAGCGAATAGCGCGTCACGCCTACACCTCCGGCTCTGGCGCTGGCTGCAACTCCGCCTGCCGCTCGGTCTGCGCCGCCTCGTGCGCGTGTCCCATCGCCTGCAACGCCGCCTCGTGCGCGTGCGACAGCCGCGTCATCTCCGCCTCGTGCGCGAGCGCGATGATCTCCAGCGCGTGCTCGTTCATCTGGTCGCCGCGTTCCTTCGCGGCCGTGATGAACGCGACGCGGATCGAGGTCGCATCCTTCATCGCCTGTAGTGTGATGGCCTTCTGCGCGTCCATCGCGGCGAGCCGCTGATCCGATTGCGCCTTAGCCTGCGTCTGCGCGGTCTTCGCTTCGATTTCCTGCGACGCGTGCTGGAGCAGCCCGTGTGCCTCGTCGAGTTGCTTCTTGAGCTGCGCGTTCTCCGCCTGCATCTGCTGCGGGTCGGGGCCTTTGCCCTCCTGCTCCGCCTTCGCCGCGCGCAGTTCCGGTGGCCACAGCGTCTCGAGGTCTTTCGCGAGGTCGTCGGCAATCGGCCCCGCGTCGAGCAGTTTTATGGCGGTCGGCGCGGCAATGCGCGCGATGGCTTGGTCGCCGGACTTCAGGAGCGTCATCGCGAGGTCGTTCGCCTGCTCGCGCTCGCTGTCGAAGTTCGGGCCGGTGCCGATCGTGACCGCGTGCTGGTGCTGCGGGTCGAGTGCAATGGACTCCGGGTCGGTCGGGTCGTTCACGCGCACGGCCTTGACCATCCCGCGTGCGTCGCGCGTCGTGATGTCCTTCGCGGTGTCGTCGTAGTAGGGCAGGAGGTCGTCAAGGATGCAGCCGACGTGCCGGATCATGTCGTCGTAGTGGTCGATGAAGTGATAGCTGCCGGCGTCCGACTGCGCATCGAGTTGTTTCAGCGCCACGCCGGACTTCACGTTCGTATCGGCGCGTCCGACGCTGGCCGAGTAGCGCCCGAGCGCGTTCTGGATGTCGCGCTTGTAGCCTTCGGCCACGATCTCGTAGCCGCCCATGCTCGACATGTCGGGCAACTCACGCCGCGGCAGCGGCAGCACGGTCGTCGAGCCTGACTCCTCCGCGAAGGGCTTCGCGAGCACGACCGCGACGGGCGTATGGAGCGACTGCTGAATCAACGCGAGTTGCGCGGCGTCGAGTTGGCCCTCATACGCCATATACGGCGTGCGCGGCTGCATCGCGGCGACTTCCATCTGCGTCGACTTCGTCCAGTTGTAGGCTTTCTGCCCGTCGCGCGCGAGGCGGATGTAGGACAGGATGACTTTCTTCCCGCCCACGCCCGCGTCGTTCATGTAGAGGATCTTGCCGTAGGCCGCTGCAAACGGGATGAACTTGCCCTTCCAGACGTGCTTCTTCGGCGCGTCCGTCTTCGCGAGCAGTTCGACGCCGTTCGTGAGATACATGCAGACTTCGGGCACGTCGCGCGTCCACGTGTCGAGCACCTTGCCGGATGGACGCGGAGCCTTATCGACACCCTCGATCCAGACCACGGCCGGTTTCGGCGGCAGCGCCTGTCCCGTGAGGCGCGCTTTCGTCTGCTCGATGAGCGAGTAGCTTGGCTGAATCTGATAGCACTGGCGCGCGACGGGGCGGCAGGTCCAGTATTCCGCGATCTGGAGCCGGTCCTGCTGAATCCACCGCGGCGACATCGCCTGCAAATCGAGGCCGAAATCCTGCACCACGGCATCGGGGTAGTCGCGCTTGAATTCGGCTTTCGTGATGGACTTCGTGTAGAACAGAAACTTCCAGTCCGCACCGGCCGTCGACTCGGCGTCCGGGTCCGGCAGCACCTGGTCAGGATTCGGAATCGGGCGAATGCGCAGCGCCTGGTTGCGCGAGCGCGGCGACTCGTAGTCGGCGGTGACGCGGACGTAGCCGAACGAACGCTGGGCTTCGTTCTCGAACGCCGTCGTGTAGGCTTCCTGCGCGTGCGAGAGGTATTCGATCTGGCGGATGCGGTTGCCGCGCAGTTCCGCCGTCTGGTCGTTCGCGCCGTTGCCTTCCGGCGTGACCTTGATCGCGCGCTTGTTCTGGCGCACGGTATTGACGAGCTGGTTGATGTATTGCTGGAGCTGGTCGAGCGAGAGGATGGGACGCCCGACGCGCGCCTGCCGATCTTCCGCGCTCCACGCATCGCCCGCGACGTAGCGCATGTCCTCGTCGGCGTCTTGGCGGATCGTCTGCCACTGCTCGTAGGCGTAGTCGAAATCGCGATGCAGTTGCGCGAGGATGGCGCGGTCGGTGGCGGGCACGCCGGCTCGTGTCGCGACGCCATCGCTGTCGTAATCGGTGCGCTTGGCGAGTTGGCGCACGGGCGTCGGCGCGTTGTTCTTGGTGTCGGCCATGCGCTACGACTTCACCAGCCGAAATCCCTTATCGCGTCCCGTCGCCTGCCGCGTAACCGGATCGATTTCGCCGGCGCGCATGACGAGGTCCGGCGCATCCGTCAGCTCCACGCGCGGAACGACGACGACATGCCGCACGAGTCGCACGCTCTCCCCGCGCTCGGGAATCGGCGGTAGGATGGAGCCGAGGTCGCGCAGGCTGTTCATGGAGTCGCGGCGATACCACGGCTCGACTTCGATGGTGCCGTCCAGTTTCAGCACGGCGAGGCCGTTATGGAGCGTGGTGCCCGCGAGGCCGTGCGTGCGGCAGAGGCAGAGCGGTTGCTCGATGGTGAAGAGAGGCGCGGCACAGACCGAGCACGGCATCACCGTCGCCCCGACTTCCGCACATGCGGCACCACGCGTCGCCGCTGCTGGGTCAGCGCGCGCACATCCGCCTCATTGAGCGCTTCGATGTCTCGATGCGTCGCCGCGCGCCCGTGCGCCGACGTCGCGCCGCAGTCGCCACAGACCGACACCGCCCCGCGGACACACGCCGGCGCACAGCCGCAGCGATGGCACGCGCTCATGCCGTGTCCTGCCACGCGCCGGCCATCGCCCACGCACGCCGGCGCGAGTAGAAACAGGCGCGGAACGAGAGATACAGTTCCACGCGCCGCCAGCCCGTCATTCGCGGTCCTCGGAATCCACCATCTCGCGCGACGCCCAGCCCGCCCAAACCATGAGCACCATCACGAGGCCCGCGAACGCGACGCAGCCGTAGGCGAACGCCGTCAGTTGCGGGCTCATCGGCGCCGCCGATCACGGTTGGAGTAGGCGTGGCTCTCGGTCGTTGCGCGGAGGGACTCGCGCTGCTTGCGGGCGGCGGCGGTTTTGTGCTCCGGCACGTGCCGCTGCTCGCTGATCGCGATGGCGACGGCTTGCTTGCGGTTCTTCACCACGGGGCCATGCGTCGAGCCGCTGTGCAGCTGGCCAGCGCCGTATTCTTGCATCACGCCACGAACGGATTTAGGCATCGGTGCTCCGCAGCGCGTTCCACCGCGCGGCATCCTGTTCGCTCTGAATCAGCGCCTTGTCCGTCCGCGCCGACAGCGGCGTGCGCTTCCCGCCGACGCTCACCATGACGCGCAGCGGCGGGGTCGCGGTCGGCAGGCACGAGCGCAGCGTGGTCACGGTGTAGGCGTCCATGCGGGGTGTCGGCGGTAGTCTACCACGACTCAACAACGCAACCACGGTAGCGCCGAGACAGGGTCACACGCGCGCCTCGGCGGCCCGCTGTGCCATGTCAGCAGCGTCACGAGCGAGAGCGCCAGAGCGGCCAACGCCAACCGCTCCAGACGCGTCATGCGAACGCCGTCGTGGGCCGAAACGGCGGCGGCGCGGCCTTCGCCATCGCCACCTTGCGCGCAAACGTCAACGCGAGGGCATCGGCGTCATCCGGCGACGCGATATCCCGACGTTTCATGTCCTTTTTCGACTCCAGCCATACGCGCTGCTTCGGGTCTTCGCGCAGGCCTGGCGCGCACAGGTCCGTCTCAAGCCGCGGCGTCGCGTCGATCGCGCCCGTGAGAAGCCATGCTTTGAGTTCTTGCCACATAAAGTCGCGGTAGTAGCGCGTCTTCGTCGGCTCCGGCGAGTCCGCGCCAAAGTTCACCTCGGCGACGTTCTTGTGCCCGAGCTCGCGCAACCGCGCGGCAATCGGCCCCGCAATGCCGGCGCTGTCGAGGAACAGCATCGCCACCTTGCGCGCGACGCCATCGCTGCACAGATACGGCGTCGTCAGCACGTCCGCGAGTCGGTTCGTGAGGACGGCGGGGTCGCGGGTGAGTTCGCCGGGGATGCGGATGGCCGGCAGACTACGTGCGTCCCGTCCACGGCGGAAGCGGATGACATTGCTGTCACTGCCACCCCACGCCAAGTCGCAACCCGCCACGAGAGGCTCGTCGGGAAGGACCACGACCTGTCGCTTCTGTGCGTCGCGCACACGCTGACTGTCGATGAACTGAGCATCGCTCGCATTGGGCGGCAGACCACGCACACGGACTCTAAACCTGTCTGAATCTTCGCCGCCCCAGTCCTCAAGTTGCTCACGGATTAACTCCTGATTCGGAAACTTGCACGTCCGCGCGTCGATGATCCACGTCTTCCAGCGCTTTCCCTTGTCGCCGAACACGATGTCGTAGAACGCGCCGCTGCGCCGCGTGGGGTTGCCGAACAGAAACTGCATCGGCTCGCCATCGGTCAGGCCGCCTTCTTCGACCTCGTGAATGATCTCAGGCACGTTGCTGTCTTCGTCGTTGATATAGAAACTCGTGGACGCCGCGTTGTGCTGGCCAGCGAACGACTCGCTGTTGTCGGGGTCGCACGTCTGCGGCGACACCTTCCACGACTCGCGATGGCCCTTCGCGAACATGATGCTCGTGTTGATCTCAAACCACGACGCGGTCAGTGCCTGCTTGGCCCAGTAGGCGATCGCGGGCCAGGTTTTGTCTTGGAGCTGTGGGCCGGTGTTCGCGGTCACGACGCCTTTCGCGTGGCTGCGCGTCGACATGATGACGGTCGTGAGCATCCCAACGAGCGCGCCCTTGCCGATGCCGTGTCCGCTCGAGACGGCGCCGCGAATCGGCAACACTGGCGTCAGCCCATCGAACGCGCGCGTGCGCACCTCGTCGCTGAGCCACTCGAAGAACTCGCATTGCCAATAGTCGGGCTCATGGATGCCGGCGAGGAATGTGCCCGGCTTTCCCCAGGGCCAGAGGAACATGACCGCGCCGAGGAAGTCGTCGTAATACTCGCGGACAGCCGCGGCGAGCTCCTGCTGTTGGTTACTCGGAGGCATCGGCCATCACGTGCGCGAGGACGAAGGCGAGTTGGCGCTCCAACAGCGTAGGCGGGGCGTCGGTGGCCCGCGTCGCGCGCGCGATGCTCTGCGGGTCGGTGACGCGGCGGCGGTCCGTATTGCCGTTGTGCCAGCAGCCGCAGGTGCGGCACTTATATGCGACGAGCACGCGCCGCTCGCGGGCGCCACCCTCGCGCAAGATGCGCCGCCCCACAGCGAGCGCGTGCGCCTTCGACGGATGGCGTTCTTTACTGCGGCACGACGCGCCGTTGAGTTCCGCGAGCAGCCGCTCGTCGCCGTGATGCTTCCTCACGCCGCGTCCGCAGCCCCGCGTCGCGCGTGGAGCCCAACCGCCCCGTCCTGCATCGCGCGCTGGAGTTCCGCGAGGCCAAGCGGAGAGACCGCGTAGCGTCCGCGCACGGTGGTGGAGACATAGGGCGATCCTCCCGCGACCATGATGCGCCATTCGCCCTTTTTGAGCGTGTCGCGCGGCACGGTGTAGCCCGTCGGACGGTGCCAGCGGCGGAGGAGATAGCCGGCGGCGAGGGACACGAGCGCGATGAAGATACCAGTCAGCATCAGTCTCAGCCTTTCCTATTCCGCGCCGCCGCGCGCTGCCGCCCTTCGGCAATCGCCGCCGCGAGCTCGCCGGTCACGTGTAAATTCACATCCGCCGCCTGTTCCTTCGGCTTGTCGAGCGCGCGGTTCATCAGGTCGGTGAACGCTTGGGTCGACGGGTCTTTCGTCGCCAGATAATACCGCTCCTGCGGCCCGTTGAGCACCGCGAGCATCTCATCAGCCGTCATCTCCGCCGGCGCTTTCGACCAGGTGCCGTCCTCGTTCCGGAGCATGAGATGCGTCAGTCCGATCGCATGCCGCGTCTGGGCCTCTATCAGTTCCGGCATGCGCTTCGTGACTTCCAGCCGCACCAGCTCCCGCGCCGCTTCTTTGGCGAGCGTAGAGGGCCATTTAACCCCCTTCGGCTTACCTCCACCGCGCCGTGCCCCACCATGACCGTTAGCCATAAACGCCCGTTTCCAAGATTCCAAGAGGGTAGCACGCTCATACTGTGGTCAGAGAACCACAGGTGTAACCACCGTAACTACCAAAACACCCCAAGAAGGGTCTGCGCGCGCATATACGAGATACACACATAGTAACGTAGTAACGTAGCAACATCGGTTACAATGCTTAAGGAAAACGACGTTTCTACGTGATGGAGGATATGTATGAAGGTAGCAACGACAGAAGAAACTCGTAAGTGTGAACGATGCGAGGTGCCGCTGAAGAAGACGCAGCAGACATATTGCTCGAGACGCTGCATGCGCGAAGGATATCGAAAGCGCGGCGGATATCTCAAACCGCAGCCTCGTCCACGGGCGGATACCACGCCTTGAGGATGGTGCGCCCGTCTCTAATCGTGCGCTTGGTCCAGTGGTTGAGCGTGAGAATGCGGGCGACGCGCATCTGCGTGCTGCGATCCGCCTTCTCCGCGCTGATTTTGAGGGCGGTGCCGAGAATCTCCGCGATCGACACATAGGGGGCGCCTTTGACGCGCTGAACTTCCACCCACGGCATCACGAGACTCGTCCATTCATCGTAGTTCTGTCGCTGCGCTTGCACGTCGCGCGTCGACTCCGGCACCTTCCACCACGCGTCGCCCTCCTTGTAGAGTTGCACGGCCTCAGCGAAGAGTTGCGCCCGGGCCTCCGTGAGCGTCTGGATGTTGATTTCACCGACCGCCACAGGCCAGAAACGGCGTAGGCCAGTTTCGTCCTCGCCCCAGTCGTCTCGGTTCGTCGTGCCGGCGAACACGCAGCGTCGCGGGTGGTCGCTCGACCGATGGTCGTAACTACCGCGGAAGCGATCGACGCGGGTGGAGACGACGGTTTTGATCCGCTCGACTTGGGCACGCGAGAAGGACGACATCTCCGCGATCTCGATGATGAGCTTGCCCTGAATATCTTGAAAGAAGTCTTTCTCGGTGACGCGCTCGTGCGCGACCGCGAACCAGTCGCCCGCGAGCACGTTGAGCGCCGTGCTTTTGCGCGTCCCCTGCTTCGACTCAAAGACGACCATTTCATCGCGCTGGCAGCCAGGATTCATCGCGCGCGCCACAATACCGATGAAGAAGTTGTGGCTGATAGCCCTGACGTAGTCGCAGGGTTGGTCCTTCCCACAGTTAACACCCCAGTGATCTTCAAACGCGCAATCGATCCGAGGTTCACCATCCCAATGAAGCGCGTTCATCCAATCCTGAACGGAGTTGCGGCGTCGACGGAAAGCGTATTGATGGACGGCGTCGCGGATGATAGAGGTGGGGATCGCGGCGATGCCGATACGGTCTTGAAATTCCACTGTGAGATTGAGGTCATCGGAGTCGATCCACTCGCGCGCTGGTGCGCCAGTGAGGATGCGATCGAGAAACTCGTCATACCAGATGGTGCCAGCGAGCGTCTTATCATGCTCGAGCACCTTCACGGCGTTGCTGAGCGTCGGCCGTGGCGTCGCGCCAGGGCCACCGCAGTCAAGCCCGTAGGTCATCCAAAGCTGGGCCTGACTCACCGCGACACCACGTCATTGCGCACATGCCGATAGAATCTCCACGCGAGCGCCGCGCCAAGCAGCGCGTTGCGGCCAGCCCCCGAGTTGAGCATGTAGTTTTTGAGATGAGCGTAGCTCGTCGCCTTCCACGGGAAGTTCGGATCAAGGGGCAGTTCCACTGAATCGTAGGCAAAGTCGCGCACGAAGGGATGAGGATGGGCGATGAGCGCGGCCTGAAGGAATTGACGAAAGGTGACGCGGCGAACCATGTAGCCTCCCTAAAAGGCAAAACGACGAGACGCGCCGGGCGTCCGCTGTTTAGGGCAGCGGCGCTTACTGGGGTGCCCCCCGCCCGGCGCATTCGTGCTTGGAAGGCTTGAGTATATCATCGGCGCAGCTTCAACATCACCGCGAGGTCGTCCACGTGATACGCCACGCACGTCAGCCCGCCCGCCGCGTCCACCGCCTCGAGAAACCGCATCTGGTCCACCGTCGGCCGCCGCGGCAGTCGTTTGCCTTCGACCGACGTGAACACCGCCAGCGTGCGCCCCACGTCGGTCGCCGTGACAACGTGCGGCGTCCAGCCGATGAGATCACTGCCACCGGGACTGCCCACGCCGTAGCGCAGCACCGCACCGTCCGGCTTCCGGAACGCGCCACAGTTGTTTCGGAACAGCCGCAGCCCGCGTTGCGTCGCGTCGAGTTGCAGCGCGCGGAGGAGGTCGGTTTCGCTCGGTGGCGTGCTCATGCTAATCCTTATAAGGGTCAAACTCATGACCGCCAGCCATTACAACGATGCGCGGCTTCAGCGTGTGCATAATCTCGATCGTGCCGACGTGCGCATCAAGCACCGATTGCAGCGGCCGATAGACTGGTGGCGCTTCATCCGCACCAGCGCCACGGAGCACGACGCCGAGGTCAACGAGTTTTAATTTCTCCGCGTCGAAGTCCACGAGGCCGTTCGCCATCCGCTCCATCTTCTTGCCCTTGCGAATCAGACGCGCTCCGCACTTCGGACACTTCTCGCCGTGGCCGTTGTGAGCCTGAATCGGCGCGGTATAGTCGCAAGTTCGATAGTTGCCGCAACCCCACGATGCCTTCGTCCACTTCTGCTTTCCGGCTGCTTGCGTCCGCGACATGACGCGGCCAGCACCGTGGACCGTCGAGTACAGCATCTCGCGTGAGGCGTCAGACTCTACACCGCGCAGAATCACGCTGATGTCGCCCATAGATCCGCCGACGAAACCGAATTGACCAGGGGCTGCAGGCGTCGCACCCTTGCGGACAACCCAGTAGTCCGTGCCGTCGTGCGTTTCCTTCCACGCGAAGTTGTGATGATTGTGGACCGACCATTCCGCTTCAGCGCCGAGGATTTCGAGCATCTTCGCGACGACAACCTCACGACCGGCGTAGGCGAACTCTCCAGCGATCTGCATCGCTTCGATGTAGTCCTGACCTGAGGGTGTGTGGATGTCGAGCAAGAGCGGAGGCGCGTCCATCTCACCTTCGGCGCGGCCTTCGTCGAACGTGCCGCCTTGCGCGATCTTCATGAAGCCGGTCGCTGTCTTATGGCCGATGCCGCGGGAGCCGAAATGCACGCCGATCCACAGCGTCCCAGCTTCGTCTTCCAGCACGTCCACGTAGTGATTCCCGCTGCCGACCGTACCGAGCTGCTGCCGTGCCTGATCGACCATTGCGGCCTGCTGCGGAACCGGAGATTTAGCGATCCGGTCAAACACGGGCGAGTTAATCGGCTCTTTGTTCTTCCGACCGATGCCGAAGCTGATGCGCTTCTGGATTTCGTTGGCGATTCGCTCCATCTCCGTGAACGGAACGTCACGGGCCATCACGTTCGTCTGGACGGCCATGTTTCCGCAGGCGATGTCGTAGCCCACGCCTGAGGGCGAGACGAAGCCCCTATAGGCCACCACGCCGCCGATCGGCATGGAATACCCGACGTGTCCATCCGCGCAGAGAACGCCTACCGCGCCATCTTCAGCCGCTACGCATCGTTCGAGTTGTTGAATAGTCCGTTCGTCATGCTGTCCTAAAATATTCATGCTCTCAGCCTCTCTCTCTGTCTTTTCCGTCCGCGAATCGCTTCCCAGCGCAGCCGCGCCCATCCCGCCTTGTAGCCGCGCGCTACGCCGAGCGCGACCAATTGATCCAACGTCGTGCAGCGATGTTCCTCAAACGCCCGCGCGCGCCTCAGCGCCGACACGTCGACTTCCGCCAGCTCACCCTCCACCTGCTCCACCTCACGCGGCTTCGCCACGGCGATGAACGCTGCCCCGCACTGCGAGCACTTCGCTGCCCACACGCGCTCCACCGCGTAGCACCGCGCGCACGTCTTGACCTTCAGCGTGCTCTCCGGCTGCTTCGCCGCGCCGTCCAACGACCACACGCGCGGATCATCCGGCAGCCCGTGACGCGTATAGTTGCCGACGTGGTCGATGATGAGCGCCGTCTTGCCCGGTGCGGGCCGCAGCGCTCGGCCGACTTGCTGGAGATAGAGGCCGAGCGAGGCGGTCGGTCTGAGCAAGAACACCGCGTCCAAGTCCGGCACGTCGAAGCCTTCCGAGACGAGGTCCACGTTGCTGACGACGCGCACGGTGCCCGCACGCAGGCCCGTCATGACGCCGTCGCGCTCGCGCTCCGGCGTCGTGCCGTCGACATGCGCCGCAGGAATGCCAGCGCGCTGGAACTTGAGCGCCAACTCTTTCGACGCCTCGATGCTCCACGCGAACAGCAGCGCGCGTTTGCCCGCGCATCGCCGCTGATACTCCGTCAACGCGTCCCCGACGACGGTCGACGCCTGCATTGCGTCGGCGGCTTCGTGCTTGTTGTAGTCGCCCGCGACGGTGTGGACGCCGGACAGGTCCACGCGCGAGGGCGGGGCGATGAGCCGATACGGCGCGAGCCAGCCCTGCGCGATGAGATCCGCCGTGGATGGGCCTTCCAGCAGCACATCGAACCATGCGCCGAGGCCGCGGCCGTCAAGTCTTTGCGCGGTAGCGGTGACACCGATGAAAAACGCACGCGGAAATTTCTCCGCTAGGTCAGCGTAGGACTTACTCGCCTGATGGTGCGCTTCGTCAACGATCACGACATCTGGTTGCGGAAGATGTTCAAAGCGGCGGCGCAATGACTGGACGGAGCAAATCTGCACCGGTTCACGTGCATCCATTCGCACGCCCGCACTGACGATTCCGACAGACAAGTCAGCGCCATCGGAGAACGTATTTACTGTCTGCTTAAGCAATTCCCTGCGATGCACCCACAGATGGACGCGCTTATTCCGCGCGACAGCTCCGCGCGTCATGTGCGCCATCAGAATCGTCTTGCCTGAACCCGTGGGGCTCGTGAGCAATATCCGCCGAACGCCGCGCCGCATTTCCGCGCGGATGTTGTCAAGGAGTTCCACTTGATATGGACGAAGTGACTTCATCGCCCAGTCGCCGTAAAGAGACGATCAATAGGAACACCACGCGAGAGTCGATATCGCAGCGTCGTCACGCCGATGCCAGTTCTTTCAGACCATTCAGCGAGCAGCCCTTCCGTCCAGCCTCCGAGGCCGCAGAACAAATCGATCGCCAACGGCTTATCCACGCCGCGCCTTGAGTCGCGCCCGCATGTCGGCCTGCACACGCAGGCACGCGCCGCACTGCTCGCCGCGAATCTCCACCCGCGACGGCGGTGCGCTGATGCACTTATCGCCCGAGGCACACGGCGCGGAGGTGTCGCGGAGCGCGGACGGCAGCACGTAGGACGGGCCGTTGGTGTCGAGGATGTCGTCGGCCTGTTTGAGCGCGTGGTGGTGCTTCATCGCGGATACACTCCCGTAATCGCCGCTTCCGCTTCCCGCGAGCGGCGGAGTCGTGCGTTTTCCTTCTGCAACTCGGCGTTGACAGCAACGGCGGCCAGCGCCAGTTCCCGATAGCGGACGTAGCCCTCTTCCATCTCGAGGAGTTCCAGCGCGAGGTGTTCGACGACGGCGCGGAGGACGGCGGGCTCAGCCATGTGAGGCGCGTAGTGTCATCGCGTCCGCTCCGGCCTGTCAAGCCACAAGATGTTGTGGTAGGCGACTTCATGGTATTCTGCTTGCCATCCTGTGACTGTCACCCCGAGCCTGACCCTCGGAGAGATTCTCCAGATGCTGACGATGGTCGTCAGCGTCACCGCCATCATTGTCGGCGTGCGGGTGGAACTGAAGTCCGTGAAGTCCACCGTCAGTGCCCTCGCTGGGAAGCTCGAGAAGCACGACCAGACGATCTTCTCCATCGCGGGGCAACTCCAGCGCGTCATCGGGATGGTGGACGCGGAGCAGCACGCGGGGCGCCGCAGCTACGACCCGCCGATTTAGGCCATGTGGACCTATCGCCAGTCGGACGGCGTGCTCCTGCATAACGGCGCGGTCATTGCCACTGGCTATTCCGGCTACGGCGCGCGCGCGAATCAGCCTGCGGACGAGACCATCAAAGACCTCGGCCCGATTCCACGCGGCACCTACGCCATCGCGCCGCCCGAAGATGTCGACGGCGGTCCGCACGGGCCGTTTGTCCTGCCGCTCGTGCCGCACGAGGAAAACGAAATGTATGGCCGCAGCGGGTTTCTGATGCACGGCGACAACGCGGAAGGCAACCACACGGCATCGATGGGTTGTATCATCATGCCGCGCGCGACGCGCGTGCTTGTGGCGCAGAGCGGCGATGGTGCGCTGGAGGTGGTCGCGTGAGGCGGCTCCTCCTCGCGCTCGCGTTCACCGCTGGCTGCGCGTCCATCCCGCCCGCAATCGCACCGGGTCCACTCTCGTCGCCGCTCAAGGGACTCAACGATGCTTTCCACGGCCCGATCACGCCGGAGGTCGTCGCGCACTACGCTGGTTACGGCGGCATCGATTTCACGATCCGCACGCCGCAGCTCTCCGCTGAGGCGCTGCGGGCGTATTACGCCTCTGTCGCGGACTTGTCGTTGTATTACCGGAGCTTCATCGGCGGCAGACTGCGCACGATCGCGCTGGTGGAAGGGCAGGACGTCTCGCTCGGCGCGGATCTCGCCCGTCAGCACCCGGACGCGATCGAGAACGGGAACGAGCTCGAGCTACCTCCGCACGAACTCACGCCACAGCAATACGCCTTTCTGCAAGGCACGATGCACGATGCGGAACGAGCGACGGGATTTACTGGGGACATCATCATGGGTGGCGTGTATGCGCTCACGCCAGAGACGCGCTTGGCGATCAAGGAAGGACTGAGCCGCTGCCACGATTGCCTCGTCGGGGTGCATCTCTACACGATCTCCGCTGAGGACATCGCGTGGCTGAACGCGCAGAACGCGGACGTCGCGATTACCGAAACCGGCTCGCACACCAACTGCCGCCCGTCAGGTCCCGATGAGCAAGCCGCGTATCAGGCGGCGCTCTACGCTGCGGCGCGGCAGATTTGGCGGCTGAAATATTTCATCGTGTATCAGGGACCGGACGGGCCGACGTGTTCGGACGCGGATACGTTCGGTGTGCGCGGGAAGCCCGCGGAGGAGTTGTTTCGGTGATGGAAACGCGACGACACGGCTCCCGCGTCGATGCGCTGCTGTATCTCTGGCGCGGGTTCCTCGACTCGCTCGCCACCGACGGCGGCTACATCTTCGTGCTGTTCACGCTCGTGCTCATCGGCATCCGCGTGTATGCGGGTCTGGACGCGACGGCGGGCGGCCAGATCATCACGCTGTCATTCGGTGCGCTCATCGCGCTACTCAAGCCGAAAGGCAGCAACCGCGAGCAGATGGGGAGCACGACGACCGTCGCCGCGACGACGACCACGACAGAGCCGCCGCCCGCGTTCCCCCCGCCGCCGGTTGCGCCCGATCCGCCGCTGACATAGACTACCCGACGCGCGCCGCGCTCGCCGACTGCGCCGTCTCCAGCGGTGCACGGGATTCAGCCTCCCGCTTCTCCGGCGAGTGCCGCGCGCCCTTACACTGGAGACACAATGGGATTCCTGAAAAAGCTCGGCCAGATCCTCGCCGTCGGCATCGAACTCGTGACGGGCATCGGCCCGATCCTGTCGCGGCAGGCTCCGGAGGCGTCGTCCACCGTCGCCACCGTGACGAATGACCTGAACCTGATCGCCGGCATCATTGCGCAAGCCGAAGCGATGGGCGCGTCGCTCGGGCTGCCGGGACCGGACAAGCTGAAGGCCGCCGCGCCGATGGTCGCGCAGATCATCCTCTCGTCCTCGCTGCTCGCTGGGAAGAAGATTCAGGACACGGCGAAGTTCCAGCAGGGCGTCAACAGCATCGCGGGCGGGATGGCCGACGTGCTGTCGTCGCTCGACGCGGCGTCCATCGTCACCACGCCGCTCGTCGTCACGCCGCCGCCAACGGCGTAGACTCTCGACGGCGCGGGCCGGACGCGGGTCGTGACCCGCTGGGAGCTGGTCCGCGCCATTTAGTTACCTTCGGTAACGCGCTACTTTCCGTAACATTTCGCCGCAGTTGACAGCCGTCCGCCGTTGTGGGACACTCTCCGTATTGGAGGCTGAGTCCATGAGCAAGAAGTTCACGGCGAAGAGCGACGCGATTTACCTTACCGACAACGGCGCGGCGTATTGCGGCGACCACCTCGGCATGACGGCCAAGATGACCGGACGCGACATTTCGGGACAGAAGGTCTACGCGCTCACGGCCGCTGATGCGGCGTTCTGGAAACAGCACAATCAGGCGGGCAATCCGCCGATGTGTGAGACGTGCCGCAAGCCATTCGCTGAGGTGGCGCATGTCTAGCCCGTTCACGCACGACCGCGAACCGGATTCCACCCCCAACGGCCGCAAGGCCCTCACGCGATGCGGCGTCTACGTGCGCCGCGAAGCGATTGACCCGCGCGGCGTGACCTGCCCCGTCTGCCGCGACGTGCGCGACCTCGAAGCGGCGCAGGATGCCGAGCATGCGCGACGCGCGACGGCGCTGGGCATCACGGTCGAAGAACTGCTGTTCGGACGCGCGGAGGACGACCCGAGCGTCGTGGCGCAGTGGCCGCAGGTGCCGCGATGAACGCATGGCAGATCGCCCTTGACGTGCGCCACGCGCAAGCCGTGGACAGCGATGCCCGCGCCGCGCTCCAGACGCTCATCGGCCATTTGGACGCGCTCATGGGCGAGCGACAGCAGATCGCGCAGACGCTGGAGGCGTTCTACCGTGCGCCGCTGAGCATGAGCAGCGTCCAGCCGGTGCTGGATCTGGCGACGCAGATGGTGCCAACGCTGACGCGGCGGGACAAGGTGCTGTCGTGAGCCTTGATGGCCCGCTCTCCCGCGACGCCTCCAACGGCGAGATCGAAATGCTGCACGACGAGGGCGGCACGGTGCGCCTCGACGACGGGCAGTTGCTCCCGTTCTCCGCGCGAGACTGCTACCGCGACGGCACGTCGTTCTCGCTGATGCGCGTCGGCGACCGCTGCCTACTGGACCGCGAGGAAACGCGCAGCGCCGGCACGCCATATCGCGGTATCTCGTCACCGAACGGCCGCCGACTCCGCACGGGTGGCGCATGCTGACCCGCTGCCTCGGCTGGCCCGCGCCGCACGTCCCGCCCGTCATCCTGCACGGCACCGACGACGGCCGCATCAGCGACGGCATCTGCGCGCCGTGCGCGGCGGTGTTCGCTATCACGCAGGCCCCGCCCAGCACCACGCGCTTGGCGCGCTTCGTCGCGCGGCTTGAGGCCGACAGGTTCACGCCGCGCGTGCGACACGCAACAATCACGCTGCTCTATCCGAGTGGTGCGACAGAGACCATCAATATGGAGAGACTCCGATGAAACTGACGACCGCCGACACGAAGACCACGCGCACGAAGACGGGCACGATCACCGTCGCGGACATCAGGAAGAAATTTCGGATTCCGGACGATGCGACACTCGCGATCCCTGAGGACTACGACGGCCCGATCGCGGAGACATCCCCTGTGCTCATCGTCACGCACGTCGTGGAGGCGTCGAAATGAAAATCCTGCATCGCTGGAACAACATGGTGATCTGGGAAGGCGAGGCGGCCACCGTCGGGGAAGCCGTCATCGCCGCATTGAAGGCGCACGCGGTCCTCAGGGACGCAAACCTCACGGACGCAAACCTCACGAACGCGAACCTCACGGGCGCGAACCTCAGGGGCGCGGTCCTCACGAACGCGAACCTCACGGGCGCGGACCTCACGGGCGCGGTCCTCAGGGGCGCGGACCTCACGCGCGCGAACCTCACGGGCGCGGTCCTCACGGGCGCGGACCTCACGGGCGCG